AAAAGCTAAGGAGTAAGATATGGAAATGACTTATGTAAGCGGTAGAAGCTTTTACAGCTTGACTACTGGTAATAAAAAAGAAAACGGTGAGTGGGAAGTTACTGTGAAGATGTCTGAAAAGGTTAGATATCCAAACGGTACTGATAGGGAAGAAAGCATTGAACATACGGGAGTTCATCAAGACTTCGATGCGGCTCATAAGATTGCACTAAGAAACGTTATGCAGGAGTTACAGGATTTGGTCTACTCAAGAGGTTTCGACAGCTTGGTAGAAGGAAAGGATTACGAAAGGAGTCTAGAGACAACGGATGGCGATACGATTAAGTTTGACGCGATTACCCCATCTGAATGATACTATTGTAATCAAGCAGACTGGTGGACATTTCTTTATAGCCGCTCCGGATTCTATCGTAATAGATAAAGATGGACTGGTTAGACTGATAGTGGAATTGGGAAAGGTAGGATACCTAACCCCTTTGGATTTAGTTAGGATAATGAATGAAGCACATCCGATGCCTAAGATTAGGAAGCATTGGGAAGAAGAGGAGATAGAGGATGCCGAGAACTAAGAAGACCTGTGTCATTTTGATTGCAGGTAAAGCAGGAAGTGGTAAGACAACTACAGCGGAGATTTTAGAACAGAAGCTACAGGATATTCCCTCTCTGACTATCTTTAGATACTCCTTCGCTAACCCAATCAAGTACATCGCACAAGCTTTTGGTGAGTGGAAAGGGGAGAAGGATGAAGCAGGTAGAGCTTTCCTTCAAAACATTGGGAAGGTGTTTAGAGAGTACAATAAACCTATCTGGGTAAAGCACTTCCTTAACCAGCTAGATAAGAAGGCGGGGATGTTTCCCTTCAACTTTGCTATCGTAGATGATTGGAGATTTCCAGATGAAATTGCCTACCTACAGAAGAATCCACTCTTCAATGTAGTCACCATTAGAATTTTCGGAAGGGGTGGTTTGAATGGTGAAGTAGCCTCGGATGTTTCAGAGAACAGCTTACCGGAAGCTGATGCTCAGCTATTGGAAAAACCCTCGAATGATTTCCCCCATCTATATGATTTTGCCGTAGAGAATTCCGGAGACGTTGAGCAACTAGGTGAGAAGCTGGACACAGTTCTTTCTCACATAGAAAAACAATATATTGTTGAATAGGAGAATATAAATGCAGAATTTACCACCATTTGTTTACGCTAGGGCTTTTTGGGAAGCACTCTCCCTAGCAGTAGCAGGATTGCTAGGTCTACTAGCCTTCTTAGGATACGTTGATGCAAGTTGGGCTGTACCAGCTACAGTAATCCTGACTTGGATTCTAGGTTTCCTACGAATGTTCAATATCGAACCTGAACTAAGAGAGAGGCTCCTAGACCAGAAGCTAAAGAGAGCAGAAGCGTTGCTTGCCGAGGCTTCAAGAGTGCGTAACGACATGCTAGACTATAAAAAGTCAGCTAAGTCTTCAAAGAAATAAGCAAAGCTAACTAGCTAAAAGAAAGACAGGATGAAAGACTCCTGTCTTTTTTGCTTTAAATTTGGGTCAAAACATGCCGAAAATGCCGAAATATGTTATACTTACTGTAGAAAATAGGAGAAAACGTGGACGATTCTAACTTTGATTTCGCCTCGGAAGAGGAAAAGGTAAAAGCCAAGAAGGGAAAACTCTCCAGACAAAGACATCTCAAACAGTTCAGAGACCTTTCGGACGACGAATTCGAGAAAAGAATGGCACAGAAAGCCTTAGGTCTAAGCCTGTCGGAAGAGTTTGAAAAGAAGATTACAGCTAAGTTGAAAGAGTTCGAGGAAGACTACGACCTGTCAGACCTAAAGATTAACGACAGGGACACCCTTAGAGCTTTGATTCAAGCACAGCTTTCCTTAGAGCATTATGAGCAGGAGAGGTTCAAGCTAACCCTAGCCGGTCTAAATCAGGAAGTGGTCTTTGCTATTGATAAGCTACAGAAGATTATGTCTGACCTTAGAACTGACATCAGCAAGCTACAGAACGACTTGAACATTACTAGGAAGGTAAGAAAGTCAGACCAAGATGTTTCTGTTATGGCTTATATAGACGGTCTAAAAGAGAAGGCTAAGAAGTTCGCAGAGGCTAAGATGTCTTACATATTCTGCCCCAAGTGCAACATGCTACTGGGAAGCGTCTGGACTTTGTACCCTCACAATGATAGAAACAAGATAGCTCTTGTATGCGAAAGAGCTTTACCGGATGGCTCCAAATGCGGAGAGAAGGTTGTGGTAAGTACGGCTGACCTCATGAAGAACAGGGGAACTAACAAGCCAGAAATTACCCCGGAGAGTATGTTATGAACTCAGAAGAATTGATGATTGTTTTCATAGTGGCGTTTTATTTTCTAGTAATCATACCCTTGATTTCTTGGATAGCATGGGCAGTAGTATCAGATGTACTGACCTCCATAATTGATTATGTGAAATACAAACAAAGACAGGAAAAGGAAAAGAAAGATAATGAAAATTACAGAGGAAACAAACTGTAGAGTTTGCGGAGGAGAGCTAAAGGTTGTATTGGATTTAGGAGAGATAGTTCCTTCGGGTTTTACTCAAGAGAAAGTCATTTCTGAGAAGGCTCCATTAGTTTTAGCGGAGTGCGAAGAGTGCAAACTAATTCAGCTAAAGCACACCGTAGACCTAGATCAAATGTATAGGCAGTACTGGTATGCTTCTTCTCTAAATAAGAGCATGGTCAGTTCCTTACAGGATATAGTTACTGAGATAGAAGCTAGGATACAGATTAATCCTTACGATTATCTATTGGATATAGGGTGCAACGACGGTACTCTTTTGAGCCTTTATAAGCAGGAAAGCATCTACAAAGTAGGGTTTGACCCTGCTCTCAACTTGAAGAAGCCAGAAATAGATGTATTTATAAATGATTACTTCTCTTACGATAAGTGGTCTTATACACTGTTACCTACCAAATTTGCTAAAGTAGTGACAGCTATTGCGATGTTCTATGACCTTCCAGACCCGCATCAGTTTGTTCAGGATGTAGCAGACATACTCCACGAAGATGGCATCTTTGTAGTTCAGTTTACAGACCTGCTTTCGATGTATAAGGCGACTGCTTTCGATAACATTTGCCACGAACATCTAGAGTACTATAAGCTTGTGGACGTGAAGATGCTCTTAGAAGCTCACGGGTTGGAAGTGATTGATGCTTCTTACAACGATGTGAACGGTGGGAGTTTGAGAGTGGTAGCGGCTCATGCAGGACGCTATCCTGTATCAAAAGATGTACAGAAGAAGCTAAACCACGAAGACAGATACATGGAGCTTTATGGTCTTCGTTACTTCAAGGAAAGAATAGAACACGTAAAGACACAAATCTATAATTTCCTAACGCTAGCCAAGCAGTTGAAGGTGAGAGTTTTCCTTCTCGGTGCTAGTACGAAGGGTAACACTTTACTTCAAGTCTGCAACGTCACGGGAGATTTAGTACCCTACGCCGCTGAGGTCAACCCTGAAAAGTTTGGACTGTATACCGCTGGTACTAACATTGAAATCATCTCAGAAGACGAAGCCCTAGAGATGAATCCGGAGTTTTTCTTCGTACCGATTTGGCACTTCAAGCAGAACATCCTCAGCAACACTAAGATAAAGAAGTATCTTGAAGAGGGCGGAAGAGTGGTATTTCCTTTACCATTGTTTGAGTTTGCAGATAAGGATGGGCTACATGACAAGTGGTAGAACCAAGACAATCGGGGAACTGATTGACAGTCTAATCACCACAGACCTACGCTGCTGGATGGCTCAGGAAGACATCATGAATGAAAGCCTTTCCACAGAGAAGAGATTAGAGGCGGCAATCAGGGCGCAGGAGCAGAACGCCAAGCGTAGTCAGTTGATTGCGGCTATCAACGAAGTGTTCGGTGAAACAGGATTCACAGGAACCAAAACGTATACGTACTTCAAGAAAGAGGAATAGGAAATGGGAAGCTATACTTTAAGCGAGAGATTTTGGAACTGGGTGGCACTTCACTTACCCAGAAAATTAGTTTATTTTGCGGGTATAAGACTATGGGTTCACGGAACTGGGGGAGAGTACGAGAACACAGATGTTACGGGTCTACTCATGGTAGACGCTCTAAAGAGATGGGATAAAGGATGAAGAAGGCATTAATATTCGGAATTACAGGACAGGACGGAAGCTACCTATCAGAGCTTCTTTTAGAAAAAGGCTATGAAGTACACGGAGTAATGAGACGTTCTAGCTCTTTTAATACAGGGAGAATCGACCATATCTTTGACAAGGTTCATCTTCACTACGGGGACTTAGCCGACTCCCTTTCCATTGTAAAATTAGTACATGACATAAACCCAGACGAGATTTATAATCTAGCGGCTATGAGTCATGTGAAGGTCTCCTTTGACATTCCTAAGTACAGTCGAGATGTCGTAGCACTAGGAGCTTTAGAAATCTTCGAGGCGTGTCATATCTTAGGCAGCAAGGCTAAGATTTATAACGCCTCAAGTTCGGAAATGTTCGGGGCTACTCCCCCACCGCAGAGTGAGACAAGTCCATTCAATCCAAGAAGTCCTTATGCGGCGGCTAAGCTTTACTCATATCACATGGCTAACAACTACAGAGATGGCTATGGGATGTTTATTTGTAACGGCATACTTTTCAATCACGAGTCTCCCCGCAGAGGCGAGACATTCGTTACAAGAAAGATTACTAGAGCTTTGGGGAGAATAGCTATGGGAGTTCAAAAAGAGCTACGACTGGGAAACCTAGATGCCAAGAGAGATTGGGGACATGCTAAAGACTACGTTAGAGCAATGTGGGAGATGCTTCAAATGGAAAAGCCTGATAACTACGTAGTAGCCACCGGAGAAAGTCACTCCATAAGAGAGTTCTTAGACATTTCCTTCGGTATAATAGGTTTGAACTGGAAGGATTATGTAGTCGTAGACCCCAATTATTTTAGACCCACAGAAGTAGAAAGCCTATTAGGAGACCCGTCAAAAATCAAGTCTCTAGGTTGGAGAAACGACTACTCCTTTAAAGACTTAGTACATGAGATGGTAGCTTATGATTACGTACTAGCGGCACAAGAAAATAATGAAAATCCTGTTCGTCAACCATAAACAGCAGCAATGTGGAGTATATCAATTCGGTAAAAGGTTTTACGACTTAGCCAAGCAGACGGGAAGAGTAATTTATCATTATGTGGAGACAGAAGATAAGGCTGAGTTTGAAAAAGAGTTCAGATGGATGCACCCGGACATTGTAGTATATAACTGGTATCCGGTTACGATGCCTTGGTTATCAGAAGACATGGTAACTAAGAGACCTTACTTCAAACATTACTTCATCTTTCATGATGGCTTTGTCAGACAGAACTTCGATAAGTACCTATTCTCCGGGGCTGAGGGAAAAGACATCAGCTTCCCTAAAGAGAAGACAGCCATACTTCCCAGACCTCTGTTCAAATACGACGGAGATTATCCTGTAAATCCAGTTCCTACTTTCGGTAGCTTTGGATTTGGAGGATGGCAGAAGGGGTTTACCAGACTGGTGGAGATAGTGAACAGAGAGTACAGCGAAGCGGTTATAAATATCCAAATGCCTTTCGCCTACTTCGGAGATAGACTAGGCAAGGAAACCAGAAAGATAGCGGCAGAGTGCATAAGACTAAACACCAATCCCGGGATTAAGCTGAACATAGACCACAAGTTTCTATCTAATGATGATACTCTAGCCTTCCTAGCCAAGAACGATATAAACGTTTTCCTGTATAAGTCAGCCAACCAAGGATTGAGTAGTGTAGTGGATTACGCCCTTTCGGTCAAGAGACCAATTGCGTTGACCAATGACAGCATGTTCAAGCATGTCTACAAACCAGAATTAGATATAGAAACTCACACACTAGAGGAACTAATAAAACAAGGAACAGAGCCTCTCGAAGAGTTCTACGAAAAGTGGAAACCAGAGAAGTTCTCAGAGGAAATGGATAAGGTATATGAACAAGAACAGAGTACTTACTGATATAGACCGTACAGCCCTGGCTCCTGTGATTCAATCAATGTGGGAGCTGTGTCCTGATATGATGTCTAGGAAGATAACAGAAGCAAATGTTCAACAAGCTTTTGTATTCAATTATGTTAGAACACTCATGAGGTACAAGAAGGATGCTACAGTACTCAGCGTAGGATGCTTCGAGGATACAGCCTACGAATCTCTAAAGAACGAGGGTCATGAGGTAATTGGAATCGACCCAGAACATGACTACGATTTGCACACTTTCGCAAGCAATGTTAGCTCCAAGTTCGACATTGTATTTGCTACATCAGTGATTGAACATGTTAGGGATGATGAAGAGTTCCTAGCTGATATGTGCAAGCTGCTAAATCCGGGTGGATATGGAATTCTCACTACGGACTTCAAGGACGACTACAAGTTTGGAGACCCTCTGCCCTACAGCGATAAGAGATTCTATACTAAATACGACTTGGAATTTAGGCTTAGAAATATACTCAAAGACAACGATTGTGACCTAGTAGACGAGCCGGATTGGAGTGGCAAAGATAACTTCGTATATCAGGGACATCACTATTCCTTCGCAACCTTCGTATTCAGAAAGAACCCAGATGTATAATCAAGTCCTCTTTTACAATCACTTCGGAGCGGGGGACATTTTTGAAAGTAGAGAGTTTGTAAAAGAATGGATGCGACTGGTACCCGCTAATAGTTATCACTATTCTCACGGTAAAAATCCAAGGATACTATTAGACATTCCCGAACTAAAGTTCAAGGAAGTTACGGAACACATGAACCCTATGAATGGGGTGTGGGACGATGGACATGCTAATCTTTATGTCAATACTTGGATAGGCAGAGACGGTAGGTACGTGCTTCCGGGGATAGGATGTACGGTAGAGAAGCTCTACAAGATGCACAACGATATGCTGGCAGTATACGGTTTAGGAGTGCTTTCTGGGGAACCAGTAGATTACATTCCAGATATAGATTACAAGGTCTACTACATAAAAGAACTAAAGAAGCTAATCAAAGAACTATCAGGAAGGAAAGTCCTTATAGATAACGGATTAGTTCAATCCAATCAAGCACAGAACTTTGAGTTCAATCCCATTATTCAAGAGGTTGCTAACTCTCATAAAGACATCAGCTTCTTTCTTACACAGGGTTGTAGCTGGGAGATGGAAAATGTTTACCACATTTCCAAGTACACTAATCAAGTAGGATTTGATTTGAATGAGGTATCCTACGTGAGTACTTTCTGTGACACGCTAATAGGAAGAAATTCCGGGCCTCATGTCTACACTCAGGTAAAGAAGAACGTAATGGACGCAGAGAAGAAACTATTGTCCTTTACTTACCAACACTCTGGGTCAAGTTTTGTGGTTAATACCAATGTAAAAATAAGAAAAGAATGGTCTCCGGCTACAGATAAGAACGGAGTAATTCAGGAGATAGAAAGGATATTAGGATGAGCAAAAACCTATTTGCATTTGTAACATTTGGAAATCTAGCCTTCTCTCAATTGGCTATCAAAAGCCTGAGAGAGACTGTAAAAAACGAGTACGATATTTTCTCAGTAGTAGGCAAGCCGGGGGATTGGGCTACTAAAGAGTGGCTGACGAAAGAGAACATTCCCCACATCATGCACACAGAGAACATGGGATTTCCCTACAGCCTGAACGACATCTACGACTATGCGTGGAAAGACCATGACTATGACAATCTAATCATCTTCGGAAACGACATCGTGTTCTACCCCTACGCAGGAGACGCCCTAATTGACCTAGCTAATAGCTCAGAGTACGAAGTAATTAGTGCCTTGCAGTACGATGTGAAAGACCTGATAGGAGAGCATCCTGAGGTAGAGAGCCAGTTCAGGGGAGGGAACTACAATATTGACGACTTCTCCGGGGAGCCTTGGAAGAAGTTCACACACTACTCACCTGTAAATCAAATAGCAGACATGCAACTATACGACATTCAAAACCTATGTCTGTACAAGAGGTCAGCTTTTGATAAGGTGGGATACACAGATGTCAATTTCTATCCCGCTTATTTCGTAGACAACGACTACGCTAGAAGATTAGTACTCTCAGGAATCAAGTGCTGTTCCCTAGTAAACGCTAGGTTCTTCCACTTCTGGTCGAGAACAATTCATCAGGAAAGTGGCGGAAGCAATTCCAAGTACTTCAAGAATAATCAAGATTTCTACAGAAGAAAGTGGGGCGGAGATTTTGGTAAAGAGACACATCATCCTCAGATAAAGATTGACAGTCGAGAGGGTGAAGTAGAGACAGTGAGACGCTGGAGAAGCAGATAACTAATGGCTATTGCAGAAAAGCCCTCCCACCAGGATTTGATAGTTTACGAGATACTAAAACATCCTGTGCTGGGACCAGAATTTATACACAACATAGACTTAGACCCAAGATACGACAGACCTTTCGAGTATGTATGGTATCAGAAGGAAATTCTATGTGACTTCAACCCAAAGGTATCTATGGCTACTGCTCGTGCTGTTGGTAAAACAGTTACTCAGTACTCGATGCTCCTTTGGGCTTTAGTGTATAAGCTTTTCCCTGACGATTATCTTTTGTACACCGTGCCTTCCAAGGTGCATCTAGAGCCGGTCTTTACCAACTTGGTTCGTATGTTCAAGATGAATTCCTTTCTAAAGAACTTCATTGATGGCAAGTCAGGTGTAAACTCCTCAGAATTTAAAATAACATTGAAGAACGGTGCTGTGCTTTTGTGCCGTATCGCCGGTCAGTCAGGAACGGGTTCTAACCTTATCGGTTTGCACACACCTTGGATTGAAGTAGACGAAGCAGGGTACTTCCCTCACAATGCGTTTCAGGAAATGCAGCCATCTCTGAACGTGTGGACACCTGGATATAGGGAGATTGTTTCCGGAGTTCCTACGGGGCTTAGAGAGAACAACGTTCTGTATCAGGTAGACCAAGAACTAGAGACCTACACCAAGCACAGGATTTCAGCCTTCGACAATCCCAGACTTACTGAGATAGACTTTGAAAGAGCTAAAGAGCAGTACGGTGGAGATAACACAGAAGACTATACTCACTACGTACTTGGTCAGCACGGCAAGCCAATCTTCGCTCTGTTCGATAGAAATCTTCTAAAGATAGATACCTATCCTGTATACCAGCTTAGCATAGACGGCATTAAGGAAGAAGCCAGTAAGAGTGATATGACAGACATTTTCACCAAACTATCCTCCTTCCCAGCCGTCCCAGATAACTACGGTATAGTATTTGGAATAGACTTGGGATACACAGAACCTACGGCTATTATTATCCTATACGTAGACAGCAAAGAAAGATTGAAGTTTCACGGAAGAATAAGACTTACAAAAATCAGCTACCACATCCAAGAGAAAATTATAGATATGCTTGACTCCAAGTACAAACCGTCTCTCATTGGAGTGGATAAAGGAAACGCTGGCATAGGATTAATTCAAAACATGCAGGAGCATACCGACTACCTGCATAAGAATTACAAGGAAAGAATGTATCCGGTAGACTTCTCTGCATGGATACCAATCGGTATAAATGCAGATGGTGAGGAGAATAAGGTTAAATCTAAACCCTTCTTTGTATCAGTTCTACAGGAGAAATCCAACAACCATCAGATTGTATACTCAAGCACCGACCCTGATATGATTACCGAGTTGGAGAGAATGACGTATACTAAAAACCCAAACGGAGATATTTCCTATAAGACCCTGACTGAAAGGGGAGGAAAGAGAGGAGAAGACCACTTCACTTCCGCTCTGCTTTGTGGAGTAGGTGCATATCACATGATTAATGAGTTCGTGAACGCTGCACCTAAAATCAAACTAATAAGGGCAATATGGGTTTAAAAAATGGAAACTATAGATAAGAAAGCTGAAATGAATCCTAAGCCAAAGAACGTAGCCGTAGCTGAGCTTATGCAAAATCTAGATAACCCTTGGACAGAAATTCCTAAGTTCAAGACCACATCTAGGATTTTTGAGGATTATGTAAAGACCGTACAGCATTGTAAGTTCTTCTACAAGACCGAGCCTCTGGTCTCCACAGTAATTGACAAGTTGGTGGAAATCGGAATCAACGACCTTACGTTCTCAAGAAATAAGCTGTCCGAGAATGAATACAGAGTGTTCTTGGCTATCAAACCTAAGCTTTTGGAATTTGCTGAGCAGATGGCTACAGAGTTCCT